GTGTCCACCACCGCGTCCGAGATGGCGACGGCGGTGTCAATGATGAACTTTCCAACCGCACCGAATGCTTCGATGATGGCTTTCCCGATGCCTCCAAAGAATTTCAGAATCCCGTTCCAAAACGTCTCCCAATCCAGAGTGAAGATCCCGACGAAAATCAGTAGGGCGCCGCTTAACGCCTTCAGCGCACCCTCCACGACACCCCCGATCAACATCCAGGCCGCACTGGCGGCGTTTTCGATGGTTACCCACAGTTCCTGCCATACGGCTAGGGCCACTGGGTTAGTGAAAAGCGCCTCCACGAGATCCATGAACGCGCTCACGACTTCGCCGATCTGAGCGGTCACCGCCGCGGTCGTTTCCTTGACCGCCTCCCACATCTCCGAGAACTGGGCCGACAGCGCCTCATCCCCCGAAACGAAAACAGCCAGCCCGCCGAGAGCCGCCGCAAGTCCTACCACCGCGGCAACAGTCGCCGCGACCGGAACCGCAACCGTGCCCAGCGTCGTGATCAGCAGGCCGATCCCCAGCGCCAACGGTCCCACAAGCGCCGTCGCGCCAAGCGCCGCCGCGCCCATGGCGATGATCTCGGGGTTGACGTCCTTTAGCGTCCGGACCCAGGCCGTGATCTTGTCTACGATGTCTTCCGCAAATTCCAGCAGCCCGGCGTCCGCGATCGCTATGGCAACGCCTTCGAGCGTACTGCGCAGCTCCGTCAGTGCGCCGAGCAGGCCCTCTTGCATCGTCGACGCCATTTTCTTGGCGGCGCCCTCGGAGTTCTCCAGGTCCGCCGTAAACCCCCGGATCGCAGGGCCGCCGACTCCCGCCAACACCGCGGCGGCCGCCTGTTGACGACGCCCGAAGATATCCACAAAATCCGTTGCGCTGGCATGAGCGGCGCCCAACTCGCCCACCACGTCGATGAGAGGCCGAATCGAGCCATCCTGGTTCCTGATCTCGACTCCGAGCTTCGCCAACGCCTTCTGCGCGTCATTGCTCGGCTTCAACAGCGACGAGATCATGCCGCGCAGCGCTACGCCGGCCTTTTCCGACTGGATGCCCGCGTCGCCGAGTTTTCCGATCAGCGCGGCCGTCTCTTCCATGGACAAGCCGACGCCCTTGGCCACAGGGGCGACGACGGAGAGCGCTTGCCCCAACTGCTCCACAGACGTATTCGAGGACGCCGCCGTTTTTGCTAGAATATCGGCCGCGCGGCCGGCCTGGTCAGCATTCTCACCAAACCCCGACAGAACGTTCGATGCGATGTCAGCGGCCAGCCCCAATTCCAAGTTTCCGGCTGCGGCAAGGGAGAGCAGCCCAGGCATGGCGCCGACGATCTCGCTGGCGTCAAACCCCGCTTGACCGAGGAACGCCATACCCTGAGCGGCTTCGGTCGCCGAGAATTTCGTGGTTGCTCCGAGTTCCTTGGCTGTCTCTCGGAGCGCATCGAAATCTTTACCGGTCGCGCCGGTGACCGCCTTCACCTGATTCATGCCGGCTTCGAAGTCGCCGGCCATCTTGAAAATCGCCCCGCCCAACGCAATAACCGGCAACGTCACGCTCGCCGTGAGCGTCTTGCCGACGTTCGTCATGTCCTTGCCGAACTTGGCGACCTTGCGGTTGATGCCCTTGATGCCTTGATCGAACGCACCTGCGTCGGCGCCGATCTTGACGATCAGTTCCGCGAGAGTGGCCATTACTTGTTTCTGAGTTTCTCGGCGAGGCCCTGGTCAGCCTCCGCCAGTAAGCGTTGGCGGTCAACCGCCTCGGTTTCTTCGTCGTTTTTCAGCTCGAAAAACGCGGCCCAAAGCATGAGTTGAGGCATGGGATAGGCGAGCACTTCAGCTAGCGGCCGGCCCAACCTATAAGCAATCTCCAGCGTTAGCCGGAGCGCCGGGGTTTCTTTGATTTTTTTTTCTCTTCGCTGAACTCGGAGATCATTGCCGTGACTGAAAACACCACAGCGGTCGTAACATCCGCCTTCAACGCTTTGAGCGCCGGCCCGCTGCCATCAGGAAACAGCCTTTCTCCGGTGTCGGGATCGCAAGCGACGGCTCGAATCATCCGCTCAAGAACCGCTTTCGGGTCCTCTCCCTCGGCGGCTTGCATTTCGACGTATTCGTCACCGTCAATCAGCCTGATCGCGATGCGCAGCATCTCCCCCTCGGCGTTCTTGTGCCGCGGGAATTCCAGCACCTCCCAGTTCTGGGAGTTGACGAAGTATTGTGAAATGTCCATTACGCAACCGTCCTAACCAAGTTACCGGCGGGCTTGAACGTGAACTTCCCGATGAACTGGTCACCGGTCGCGCCCTCGACAATAGTTAAAGCCGTGAGCACTCCTAGTCCCGCCCATTGCGGGTTGCCGTCACCTACCACGCCGGTATCCGTGCGGTAGACCAGCGCGGCCTGTTTGTTGGCGGAAGCCCAGATCGCCTGGAATTTCGCCTCGGTCGAGCTTGCGCCGAACACAACCAAGAATTCGCCGCTGATCTCCCAGTCCTTGAGTCCCGTCTCGACCAGCGCCGTATTCGAGCCCATCACGGTGGCAGTGAGCGTTGCAACGCTCTCCGGGACGTTGATTGAGAGAAGGTCGGAGTGAATTTCATCGGTCGAAATGCTGAAGAAATCATTCTTTTTGATAGCCATTGGGCCCTCCGTTTTTTGGGCATGAAAAAGCCCCCCGCCCCGCAAGGGGACGGAGGGCTCTATGCCTGTTTTCTTTGGCGCTGCTTACGCGCGGCTTGCCGGATTCATCGTGTCGCGCCTAGCGGATGCCAATGGCGCAAAGAAAAGAGTAATCAGGAGATCCGCCGGCGAGCGTCCATTGGACGCGCCACCAGTCGTCGCCGCTTGCGTCCGAGACCGGGATGATGGCCTCGGAAGTCAATATGGTTGTGACTTGGGCGAAGGTCGCCCGAGTCGTCGGCCCCGCAAAGCCTGAGCTGACGTCCGACTCAACAATCACGTCTAAGGTCGGCGCCGTTCCGGATTGCGAAACGACGTGTAGAATCGCGTGCAACTTCAGGGGAGAAGCGGCAACGCCCAACTGCGAGCCGATGCTGTTGCCGGTTATGATCGTTGATCCCAGCGCTTTCTCAACCCGCCCGGCAACATTCCAGCCGGCGCCGCTTTCGGCCGAAAACGATAAAACCTTGGCGTCCCCCACCGCACCCGGATTCGGCGAGTACGCCGTCACGATGCCTTTGCAGAAATGGCAGCGGTCGCCCTCCGCTCCGGTCGGCATCGCCACCGAAATAGGGATCGGCGAAGAGCCCAGGTCGGCGCTGAGAATGTCGTCGATCTTGAATGCCGCGTCATCGGCGGCGAAAAAACCGTTCCCGGAAATACTCAATTCGTCGAGCCCGGCTTGGACTTTGCTGGTTGAATCTCCGAACCGCGTATCATCCTTCTCCTGGGCCGTCAGGCCAAGGCTGAATTGATTCAGATCGCCGCGGATGTTGTACTGGCCGAACAGAATCTGAATGTCCTTCATGATTGCCATCGATCAACCCTCCTCGAATGGTCTGGAGAACATCTCCCCGCAAGCCGTGCAGCGGAAGTTTTGTTGGGGCGAGCCCATAGCGGTCGGCATCTTTTCAGCTGTGTCCGCAGGATGGGGACATTCATACTCGCCGGACACCGCACCCAGCGCGTCAAGCGCCGAATCGATCGCCGCCCGCGCGCCAGTGAGTACGTCGATCAGTTGTTCTTGGGTCATGCCTGTACGATGTAGGTCACCGCGAAATCGAGCACACGGTGAAAGAGCCCCTCTTGGGAATCAACGTTCTCGGAGAGATCCGTGAACATTACCGCGTCCACCACGCTGTCGGAAAAGTTGTCAATTGCCAGCCGAACTTGTTTTTCCAGTGCGACGCACGCGGTAAACCCGGATTGCGCCTCGGTCGTCTTGGTGTATAGGTCGAAGCGAAACTGCGCGGTCACTTCATGCGAGATAGGCAGCCCCATGGTGCGGCGCCGCTCCAACGTCGAAACTTCCATGTAGGTCACATAGGGGAACGCGGGTTTCGCTGGCCCGGCCGCCATAGGAAAGATCCGCGTCCCGACGAGCGCCGTCAAGCCCGCGAATCCGCTCAAGCGCCCGTAGAGCGATTGGTAGACGTCGGCCATTCATTTGATCCCTGCGTTCGCGAACAACTGCTTCCAGCCGGCAATCAAGATCGCCTTGACCACGGGGCGCGACTTGTTCCGACCGCGGGCGAAAAACGGGTTGGGCTTGACGCGCCCCACGCTCTTACCCGATTTATGCCTTCTCTCCGCAGTGCCGAACTCGATCAGATGCAGGTGCGGAGCGATTCGGCGGTCCACCAACACGAACGCCGCGCGTTTCTTGCGCGGGCGGTTTTTGAAAACGCCGGTAACTACGCCGCGCTGCAAGTTGCCCGTCGGCCCGCGGGGCGCTTCGGCCCGGATGATCTTCGCCGCCGCGTTCGCCGCTAGAAGGTGGATTTTGGCTACCTCGCGGCCGTCGATCTTGTCGCCGAGTTCCTTGATCCGTTTCGCCAGTACGCGCTGCCCGAGAACCTTGACGCGCACTTTCCGGGTGCTCGTGGTCGCCGGCATTAGGTTTTCTGCTTCACAATCGCCGTGAGTTCGGTGAACAGTCCCCGCGGCGCGCTCACGACTGAGGTGATGCTGTAGGCGACCGAATCGAAAACAACCCGCATCGATTCGGTCACTCCCGTGTCGCGGTGAATCGTGAATTTCACAAGCTGTTCAACCGCCTGCTGGCCCAGCCGGAACGCCTCAGTCGCCGTTGAGAAGCGAATGAAAGCCCAACGCTTGCCGTACAGCGCCCACGTGGGTGTCCGCCCGCCAGACGGATCGATTTCCTCGGTAAGTTCCTCGATCTCGATCCGATCGTTCAATTGGCCGATCTGCATAACAGACCCCCAAAAAGGGAAGCCGCAGCCCTCGAGAGCGACTTCCCTATCGGTTAGGACATTGAGAACTTGTTACGGAATCAAACTCCTGTGCGGCCGCCGCGCCGACTCGGTCGAGTTCGGCGTCTCGATTCCCGCTACGGCGGCAGCGAGTCGAAATCCCTAATTTGGTAAGGTCCGCGCAGATTCGTAATCGCCCGATCCAGCGTCACGGGCGTCAATCCTTGCCCGATAATCACATCGGCCCGAGCCATGAACATGCCGCCCACCTGCATCAGCAGCGCTTGCTTGATCGCCGCGGGAACGACTGCCGCAGCGCCGTAACCGACGATGTACCGGATCACGATTCCGCCGCGAGGTTGGAGCGTCGCAGTCGGCCACAATTTCTGAAATCCGAGATTGAGCCGACCGGGAACCCTGTTGGTAAGCGCGAAATAGTTCGACGCCGCAAAGATCGTCGGGCTTCCCGCCGAGTCCGTGTAGGTTAGGCTGGTGATCGATTGCAGGTCGCCGCCGGGCAACTTGATGTAGTCAACGCCAGGGAAGCGGTCGATCGTGTAATCGACGGTTTGGGAAACCAGGGCGCGATTCAGAAACTCCTTGAGGCTTTCCGTCGCCGCCTCTGCAAGGTCCGTCAACAGAACGTCTTGCGTCGAATCGCTGATTTCGAGGCGCAGGTGGCTCTTGATTTCAGTCAGCGTTACCGGCGGCGTCGCGGGCGGGGTAACCACGTTTATGACGGGCATACGGAATCAAAAAAGGGAACCGCCTCCAGCCGGACGGCTCCCTCTGGTCTGTAGTCCACGGATGAGGACGGTCTACCTTCGTTTGAACTGGCCCCAGATCGATTCCTTGACGGCCTGCTTTCGCCGATGAGCGGGTTTCGCTACGATCTTTTGGGCCCAGCCTTCCTTGAGGGCGATTTCGGCGGCCCTTTTGGGAAGGTCGCGTTCGCCCTTGTCGAACTCGACAACCTCGATACCGCCGATCGCAAACTTGAAAGCCTTGGTGACGAGCACCTTCATGGCCTCTCCGTTTAGGTGTTGACCGGCGCCTGATGCGCGTGGCCCTGGACGGCGGACACGGCCATGGGCGTGCCGACGGTATGCGTCCCGGTCAGGTTGATGACCACCCGCACAAAACGCTTGTCGCCCTTGTAGCCGACGATGTAGCGGAGTTCATCCTCCGCAGGGGCGTCGATCAGGGCGAACGTCCCGGTATTCGTCCCGGTTACGCTGTTGGTCAGATCCGCATCGGCCGCGTCGGTCCACACGGAATTGTCGGGCGAGTCCTCGACTTCGAGCTCGATGAACACTGCGCCCGACAGCACGTCTCCCGACAAGCCGATATTCGCCAGCAGCATCACGCTGTCATAGCCGCGGGTGTCCACCGAGCCGCTGTTCGCGTCGGCGGTCACAACCACCGGGTCGAGCAGTTGGGTGAGATTCAGGTTGCTGTAAATGTCTCTAGTAACAGCCATTGTATTGGTCTCCTGTCGCTTAGCTGGCGGAAAACTTGATGGCCTTGTAGGCTTCGAAGTTCAGAGCATCGCCGCCGACGCGCTTGGTGGTGTAGAAGAGCACCGAGCCCTTCTGGGTGAACGGGTCGCGCAGCACGGTGATTCCGGCCCGCTCAACGATCGTGTAGGCCGCCTTCATGTCGCCAAACACGATGCTGAGCGAATCCGAGGCGATCACCGGCATATCCTCGGCCTCGACGACCGGGAAGTTGAGCACGCGAAAGCCGAAGTTATTGTTGGTGAGATCGGCCGTCCAGAAATACTGGCCGTTCGAATCCTTTTCCTTCATCACGGCCGCGAGCGTGCTGCGGCTCATGATCCACACCGCGCCTTGCCGGTAGGGGGCCTTGACCTTGCCGATTACGGTGATAAACACGTCCCAGCCATCCGGCGCGGCCGCGAAATCACCGGAAACGCCTGTCGGAATGTACTGAACATCCCCCCAGGCGCGCGTGGCGTCATCAGTCGAGACGAAGGTCCGAGTCAGAAACCCGCGCGGCCTTTTCTCGCCGTCGCCGGTGACAAACCCAGTGTTTTCCCCGCGCGCGAACTTCTCCGACACCTTGCGGGCGAGCCACGCTTCCACGTCCCGCGCAGCATCGTCCAAGTTTTTCTGGGTGTCCTTGGGCATGGCGTACTGTTCTTGGACGGGGATGCGCCATCTCCCGACCGTGGGGGTGCCGGTCTCGGGACGGGATTCCGTCTCCCCGACCCAACCGGACGACGCCTCTTCCAGATCGTTGTCGCCTTCGAGGGCGTCGGTGCCGATCACCTCGATAGTCGAAACTTGCCGGATCGGCGACGTCTCGAAAACCTTCGTGGCGATCCGTCTGCTCTGGGCCGCGGGGACGAAATCCCCGCCCGCCGGGTCGGAACCCGAACTCATGGCGGCCGAGAGCTCCAGAGTGCCGGCTGCCCCCTGTGGGGCTTTACGCCCGTCGCCCAGCCGTAAGTAGCCGTCGAAGGCTTCGGTGTACGCCTTGTATTCCTCCGGGCTGACGCTCCCGCCGACGTGCTTCGAGAATTCCGCCGCTTCGGCGGTCAGGTCGGAGCCGGACGAGCCGCCTCCGGTGAGATTTAAGCGGTCGAGCATGGCCTCCATGTCGTCGAATCGCTTCTTGGCCTCCGCGTTGAAGGCGTCCATTTTGCCCAAGGCGGCAGCCTGCGCCTTCTCTCGGCCCTCGGCCAGCGCCGAGTCCACATAGCCCTTGTCCGCCTTCTCGGCTAGGGCCTTGTCGTTGGCGCCCTTGAAATCGTGGAGCGTCTTGTTAATCGCCTCCACCGCTTCTCTCGCTTCATTGGTCATGGCATCCTCCGTTTAGGGAATTAGCGATTGATCGAATGGCGCTGAGCGCCGCTGCATCATCCGCCTCGGCTCCGTCCCGGAGGTCCGGCGTTTGTTTGAAGCCCTCCGCGATGATCGCTTTGGCTTCCCTGCTCGAAAATCCTCCCGCGTCCCGCAAGAAGGATTCGAGCTCGCGAGTCGTGCGAATGCCGGAGGCGTTAACTGCGCGCCGGCCCGACCTCGCAATTGTTCCGTCCAGCGTGTCGATGCGATCGGCCATCCCGGCCTTGATTGCATCTTCCGCGCTGACCATGCGGCCTTTGCCGAAATCTTCTAAAACCTTTTGCGCGCTCACGTCCCGCCCCGCGGCGACCGCGTCGACGAACATGTCGAACTTGTCGTCGACGCGCTTCTGGAGCGCTTCCTTGGCATCCGAGCCCAGCGGCTCGAAGGGGTTGCCCTCGGTCTTGAACTTGCCGGCGCTGATGAGCGACACGTTCAGGCCTTCGCGTTGAAGAGCGCCCGACTCGTCGACGTGCATCACGAAAACGCCGATGCTGCCGAGCTCCGACGTGGGGGTTACGACCACCTCGCTAGCCTGGGCCGCAATCCAAAACGCCGCGGAAGCCGCTAACGGGTTGACTTGCGCGACGATCGTCTTTTCCTTGCGCGCCGCGCGGATCTCTTCGGCCAACTCAGCGTTTCCGGCAACCGCGCCGCCGGGGGAATCGATGTCCAGCAGAATCGTCCGCGTCTTGGGGTCGGCCAACGCTTGCCGCAGTTGCCCGGCGAGCCCCTCCGCCGAGGGAAAACCGAAAACTTGCGAAAAGAAGCTCGCGCGGGCCATAATCGGCCCGCGAATAGGGATCAACGTAGTCGCGCCGATCCGTACCTGGGGC